GAACAGTTAAGAGGATGGTAGCCTAACTGATGAGCCGTAGACGGCGAAACCGCAGTGATGCGGTCTTAGGATTTAAATTAAAATAGGAGAAAGTATGACAATAAAACAAATACTAGATATAAAGGCTATGCGTGAGGTTTATGTGGTGTGGTTCTCTACAAGTATGAGAGAGCGGTACTTTATGGGAGAACATCAACATAATTACTGCAAGATCAAGGATGAAGCTTTTGTATACACGAAAGAAGATGAAGCCGAAAAGCGTTGTCTTAGTTTGCACGATGAGGTGCATTGTTACGAAATAGAAAACTCGGGCGTGGATACAATACGAGTAGCCTAACTGATGAGCCGTAGACGGCGAAACCGCAGTGATGCGGTCTTAGGATTTAAATTAAAACAGGAGATAAGCAAATGAGTGTTGTAAATTTTGCAGAATGGGACGTCAAATCGGCTTGGATGGGATCGGGTTTTGCTCGTGATGTATGTGCAAGATGGTTTGACTGGAATGAAGATGATCTTGATGACTGTTGCGGGCTTGATACAAAGGGAAGGCACAGGGGCGAGATATACTGGCTAACTGTCAAAAAAGGCGGTTGGCATGGTGGAGTGACCAGCAGAGGGATGAAATGCGTTGCCATTGTGGTAGATGGAGAGGTTATTGCCAAGGCTTGGGGGGATAATAGATTCCCCAATAAACTTGATGATTACTTGAGACGTATTAACCATGAAACTAACGAGTATTCTTTGCAGGATTTATTCTTTTGCGATGAGGTAAGCAACTAACAACACCTTTATAATTTTATTAAGGCGATCATAGGAGAGGATTATAAAGGAATGACGGGGGCTCGGAGTGCCGGCAACTTCGCAGTATGAAAAAGCCGTTACCGCCTTTTTACCTTGCGGTGTATAGGTTAACCGCTACTAATTTAATTAAAACAGGAGAAAACAAAATGGAATATGGTAGAGAATGGAAAGAAAAAGTAAAAGATTACAACACAGATTGTGAGCTATCAATCGGATACAATTACAATGGCAGTGGATATTTCGAGCTAGTGTCAGATGATGCCGACAATCTTGGTAACGGAATATATGAAACCGGTGGTCTATGGTTTGAGGGCAAAGAGTTGATCGATTACGATGGTGTTTTCGAGATACCCGTAAGCGTGTTGGACTCCCTTGAGTCAAAAGGATTAGATGTTAAAGATATAAGAGAATCTTTATAGGAGGATACAAATGAATGACATAACCTGTCCACACTGTGGATTCACTGAAGAACCTTGTTTCTTTCCAGACTTATTCTGTGAAGATACGGGTGACAATTACGATCTTCACGACCAAGTTATACTATTACACAAAATACAAAGTAAGGGTTTCAACGTAGTTACCTGTGGCGAGTGTGGTTACGTTTTAATCCACGAGATAGGAGAATGAAATGGAAGAAGAGTTAAGTGAATGTTGTGGAGTATCTACGCATGAGTTAGGGGACTTTTACATCTGTTCATCATGTAAAGAATGGTGTGAAATTATTAAAGAAGAAGGAGAATAAAATGCCAGAAGAAGTAAATAAAATATCAGAGCGAGAGGAAGAGTTGAGAATGTTTGAGGACTTGTACAACGACAAGGAGTTTAGACAACTTATCAACGAAACTGGTGCACGAATATAGTTGACGGGCACTAATGAATTGTAATAAAAATAGTTATTGAAAGGATAAATATGATTGACCCACCCATCGACCCACCAGATTCTTACTGGGGTTATGAAGAAGAAGAAGAAGATTACTCACTTGAATTATCAAAAATACAAACAGAAAAGGAAATGGAATGAATAATGATGCACTAAACGAAATGATTAAAGACCTAGAATATTCGATTGAGTTTCACGCCAAGCAACTAGAAGCAAAAAAGATGCAACTAAAAGCGTTAAAGCAAATGAAAGAAGGTGAAAAATGACACTAGCAAAAGCAAACTTAGAGATCGAACGAACAGACCGAGGCTTCAACATATCGGGCTTAGAGTACACAGTCGAGGAGGCAATGTATATTGCTGACTGGGTTGTTACTAAACTACAAGACGAACACCCTACGCAAGAGATGATCGATGCAGAGATTGGTCACGATGAGTGGAGGTTAAAATTCAATGACTAGTATTAACCTATCAGGAATCCAAAGCATAGTAGTCCCCTTAACTATTCAGGTGGGGGACGAAGTGCGGGTGGTGCACGATGTAAACAACAAGTATCAACAGCAAGAGTACGCATTGATGGTGGTTCATGAGGAAGGGGTGGTTGGATACATCCCATGCCTTAACACCATTAAGAAGTACATAAAGAAAGCTGAGGAGGATAATGATCTACGGGCATACAAGAATCAGAGAGAGCGTTATGCAATCACTGATCTTATCCGTAGCAATATCATAAGTGATCTATTTAGAAACCACACTGAAGTGATTGGTAAGATAGGTCGTGTTCAATTAGATGATGATCAAGAAAAAGTGTTGAGTGTGACTGTATCACTTGACTATATGTAGAAAGGAAATGTTATGCCGTATGTAAAAACAGAAGATGTGTGGGCTGTGACCTACGAACACCCTAGCATTGAGCCGATTGGTGCAAACCAGTACCATGTGTACACCTACCTTGAGTGGTGCTACAAGGAGGTAGATAGAATGGGTGAGGGATTCAGTGTAGTAGAAACTACTAACGATAAGGGTGAAGATATATGTTATGTAAGACGCAAACCAGTAGGCAAGGAGGCAGAGGTTAATGGATAAATCAGCACATGCTTTTAATGTAGCCGAAGCGGTGCAGTATGGTATAGATAGAGCGATACTTATACAGCACATAAGATTCTGGTGTAAACAGAATACAAACAAGAAGGATAGCTATCACGATGGGCATGTGTGGATGTTTCAAAGCGTAGAGGATATGCATAAGCATTACCCTTACTGGTCTACTCATAAGCTACATCGATTACTTAGGAGTATGGAGCAGGAGGGTATCCTTTTGGCAGGTAATTACAATAAGGTTGGTTACGATAGAACGAAGTGGTACACTTTGAATATCGATATTGTAGATTCACCAAATGGAGATCGTAAGAACGCTGAACCTATACAAGATACTAAAGAAGATACTAAAACAGATACTCTATTTGAAGAGTGTTGGATTCAGTATGGCAGAAAAGGTAACAAGACTACAGCTAAACGATACTGGAAGAAACTAAGCGAGGGGGAGAAGTTTAACATACAGTTAGCTATCCCTCCTTACATAGCCAGTCGTGAGCCTAAGTATAGGAAAGACTTCCAAGGTTGGATCAACCCTATCAATCGTATATGGGAAGATGTGATAGTAGAAGAAGTTAAACAAGAGATAACCAAAGAAATGAAAGGATTCTTAAATTGAAAACAGTACCTCATTCCATTGAGAGTGAGAAGGGTGTGTTAGGTTCTGTTCTGCTAGACTCAAATGTGTTTAGCGGAGTAGACCTATACTCATCCGATTTCTATGATAGAAAGAATGAATTATTATGGGAATCACTCTCTAATATGTACAAGGCGGGCGATGTTATAGACCCGCTTACCATCTACCAGTACCTAGAAAAGAATAATCTTATGGGTCGTATAGGTGGACAGGATTATCTAATCGAGCTTCAAGATGCGGCTCTAATATCAGCACACTCACAGCATTATGCAAGTGAGGTAAAGCGTACCAGTGATTTGCGTAGAGAGATATCTATCCTAGAGGATGGGTTACGAGTTGCCTATGATGGCAAAAGTTCTCTAACAACTACTGTACAAGACCTAACAGGCATGGAGTTGAGCTTGTCTAGCGATAGCCAAGAGCTTGAGATTGATGAGTTGGCTAATAACTTCATCGAAGATTGTGCCAAAGGTAAGGTTGGTCACTTCGGTTGGTGGTGTAATGAATGGACTAGGCATCTAGGTAAGATGAGTTCAGACCTTATGATCTTCCACGCCCCACGATCAACTGGTAAGACGGCAATGATGTTGCAGTGGATAGCCGCATCACACCAAAGCGGGTTGCGTACACCTCTTGCATCTATTGAGATGTTAAAGAAAGAGTTAGCACCTAGGTTCATTGCTCATGTAGGTCAGGTCACTACCTTTACTATGAGAACTAGGGGTCATATCACTAACGATGAGGAGTCACGATCAAGAGAAGCCGTTAAAAATATCAAGGCACTTAACCTTTGCATAAGGGATAAGGCTATGACTATAGATGATATCATACTGTGGGCAACAGCCGAGGCTCGTAATGGTATTGATGCTATCTTTATTGACAACCTACTATCTATATCAGATGGAGGGAAGCAGTATCAGAGCAAGACTATTATGTATGATGACTTCATCCGTAAGTTTAGAGACTTGCGAGATCAGTTAAAGATACCAATCATTATATTAGCACATCCGAATGCTGAAGGGCAGGTGGCTTGGTCTAAGGATGTTGAGAACTTTGCTGATATTATTCTATACATGGCAGAGGTTCCGCCTACTGGTGCTGATATCAATGGAGTAAGGGTCGAACCTATTGATGGTTCAGGTAAACACATACTAGCCAAGTTCCAAAAGAATAGGCAGGGTATTAGTCCAATGGCGAGTCTTAGATTTTACGGGGGCACTCAAACATTTGAACATGTTAGATGGGAGGGTAACTAGTATAAATCCTCAAGAATATCTTGATTACTTGAAAGTAAAATGAGACAAATAACGCAGACGAAAGGGAAATATGTATAAGGAATTATTTGATCACAAGGGATTGTCGATAGTAATTGTAGACTCTAACAACTATGGAGTTTACGACAAAGATAAACCCATCATTAGGTGGGGAGAGAATGGAAAAGAAATCAGCAGGACATACAAGTACAGTTACTTTAGTAACATAGAGTTTTGTGTTAAGTATGTTGCCAAGCAAGTATCAAACAGACAAGCACAAGATCTTAAGTCTTGGCTTGAGTCTTACAAGGAACTAATAATCAAACTTGAAAAATTAATAAAGGAGTAGTATGAACGTAGCAATTACAGATGAAGAAAGACATGCAAACGCAAGCTCACCTCACAGGGTAGCTATCATTGAAAGCCTAAAGTCTATATCGGAAAAGCTAGGAGTAGAATATCCAGAGGTATCTTATGCCGATGTTGGCGAGCAGTACAACGAGCACGTTGCTTGGTTGGCAAGACTAAGTAAGGTTGTTTCACTAATCGAACAAGGAGAATAAGTTGAGTAGAACTAAACCAGTTACAACATCAAGCAATCCATCAGTAGCTACATTTGAATGGTCAGCATCTAGTGGTGTCTTTACAGCATGGCACTCAGCAAAGAAACAAAAGATCGAGATTGGAAATAACTTTTCATTCGCACCTCTTGATCAGCTGTGTGTTATAGGTGGGTATCTTAAAGATAAGGGAACGGCTCGTACCCGTGAACTTCATCACTTAAACAAACCTATCGAAGTTCTCTTATGGAAAGATGGTAAGAGTTCGGTCTATGCATCTGGTATGTATGCCGACATCAAGGGTGATCTTAAATCTCAAGGGATTAAGTTCCGTAAGATTATCTACGCTACACTGCTAGATGACCTAGAGGAGTTTTCTTTTGGGGATACAATCAAGCTAGACCTAGGTGGTGCGGCTATGAGTGAATGGATAGAGTCTAAGATCTTACTTACCGATGGTGTTAAGATTGGAGAGCCTGAGATGGTTGAAGTTAACAAGATGATTAAATTCTGGAAGCCAAAGTTCAATGTGTTTGAGCTTTCGGATGATGAGTCACAGTTGGCTAATGAAGCTGATGAGGTTTTGCAAGATTACTTCAATGGTGAGTACAAGAAGGACGAGCCTAGCAAGAATGTAGAGCTAGAGGAGATACCCTTCTAATGGCATTACCCCACAACAGAACGTGGTACACCAAGAAGCTAGTTGAGAAGGCGAAGCGGTGTGTCAAGTTGCGTGATAATTATATCTGCCAACGTTGTAACAAAGAAGTATCAGGTAGTAACTGTCACGCAAGCCACGTTCTGAACGTGGGAACCCATAAGAATATGGAGTTAGACCCCACTAACATGAAGGTTCTATGCTCCTACTGTCACTTACATTGGTGGCACAAGGATGTACTACACGCTACCGAATGGTTTAAAGATAAGTTTCCAGAGCGTTATGAATACCTAATGCGTATGGCTAAACTTAAATTTAAAATATCAACAGCAGACCTTGCTGAGTTACACGATGCAACTAAGGCTGATGGTTCTGACTATGGGCAAGCGTATTATGAAATAATAAAGGAGATAGTAAATGAATGATTACTTCTTATCTACAATTGTAATTGCTTTATTCACGAGCATATTATTCGGTTGTTTATACTTAGAATTAATGGAGATAACAAATGGCATACAGCTTAAATAAATGTAGAAAGATCAGGGATAGAGTAGATGAAGTCGGTATATATGAAACAGCTTTAGAGTTTGCTATATCATCCGACAGTGTAAAGAGAGCACTAAGATATTTAAAGAAAGATAAATCAGACGATGAAACTATTACAGAAAGAAGAGATTGTATTATTAATGGGGGTAACACTGTACTCTGTATTGGTGATTTGCACTGCCCATTTGATCTTGAAAGTTATTTCGATTTCGTATGTGACATTGCGGATATTCACAAGCCAGATGTTGTTGTTTTCATTGGCGATGTTGTTGACAATCACTACGCAAGCTATCACGAAACTGACCCCGATGGGATGGGCGGCAGGGATGAATTAGATTTAGCTATCGAAAGATTAGCTCGTTGGTATTCTAAGTTTCCTAACGCTTACGTTACCATTGGTAACCATGATCGTATGGTTATGCGTAAGAGCCAGACTAGCCACATACCAAGGAGATGGATAAAGAGTTACTCCGAGGTTCTTGAAACCCCTGACTGGTACTTTACAGATAAGGTAGACATCGATGGTGTACAGTACATACACGGAGAAGCGGGCACAGCTAGAACTAAATGCAAGATGGATATGATGAGCACAGTGCAGGGTCACCTACATACTCAGGCTTATACTGATTGGCAGGTTGGAAGGAAGTTTAAAATATTTGGTATGCAAGTAGGTTGTGGCATTGACTTCAGTAGTTATGCTATGGCGTATGCCAAGGCGGGTAAGAAACCTGCTATCGGATGCGGTGTAATTATTAATGGTGAAGTAGCAATTAACAGGATGATGGAATTATGATAGGTATTACAGTTGAAACAGATGACATGAAGATAATGATTAAAGACAACGATGCTTATACAATTGAGGATGCGGTGGACTTAACATCAAGGGCAATGAGTATTCAGTTCGGAGAAGATATTGAGCTGTCATTTCTACAAGAGGATGACAACATTTATATACAAAAGAATCCGCCTAGAGATAACATTCAACACGAGGGTATGTAATGCTACCAACAAACGCACAACATCGTAAGAGCATTCCAGTCTATACTGGGTTTATTAAATACTTTCCCGATGCTATTGTTGAAGTAACCAAGCAATCAGTAGAAGGCAGTAGGCAACACCACGGAGATAAAGTTTGGTGGGATAAAAGCAAATCGAAAGACGAGCTAGATTCACTAATGCGTCACCTACTAGAAGGGGACTGGGCGGCTGTTGCTTGGAGAGCTATGGCTAACCTTCAAAGGGAGTGCGATGTACAAAAAAGTAATATATAGAAACAAAAATACAGGTAAAAAAGAAAGTAAATGGTTTGAAATTAAAGGACGCAGAAACGGAAGTGGATTACATATAGATAAAAACACAGAAGTAGAAGCGATAAAATTTATGAACGAACCACATGTTGATTATCTTGGTTCTTTTTACCATGAAACTAAGAGGGGCTAGTCGCCCCTTTTTTTATTTGTCTAGCTTGATTACTTTAACGTAAGTCGAGCCTCGATAGTTGAGAGTCACTTCCATTGTAATACCTCCAATGTTAGTGCGTTCCTTCGTACACTATGTACTACTTCCGAGCAAGAGCTTGAACGATCTTAATGCCAATATATAAAAACTAAATTCATTGTCAAGAAGTTAAAGGAGTTATTCTAAAGTGTCCTATCATTAACTCAATGGTAGATTCACCATACAACTGCTTACAAGCCTTATCTAAAACTGTACCTCTATTATACTCAGCTACTTCGACAACTGTTTCATTACCTTTCGAGTCAACAACTAAAAACATAGACATACGTCCTCCATTAAAATTAAAAGAATTAAATGGAGCGTTAGTAGTTTTAACGATGAGCTCCACCACCGCAGAAAGGGGGAAATGTAACCCCTAGGATAACTACCTAACCAATAACAAATTATTTTACTTGAGAGCTGCCGAAGTAAAACCCGACAAGTGCTAACATAGTCTGACGAACTTCAGGCAGTAACACATAACCCTGCAGTTCAACCCAACCATTTCCCTTGGAGAATAAATTACCAAAAATAAATCCGAATATACCGCCCGTAGGATTGGCTTCAATAGTAACAGGCTCGTTAAAGAACGCAAGAATAAACGGAGCAAATATAACAGCGAAGAGTGTACACAACGCAATAGTTCTGCGGACGACTTGTCCTGCTACCCCATCTCGTTTAGCCGCACGATCAGCCGAGTCATCAGCTACTCCCTGCTTCTTAAGCATAGACTCTAGTTGAGCTGCTTGCGACTGTGTTTGTGCAGCTATTAACTTCATTACAAATCCAGATAGCGAACCACCTAGCATTGCGATTAACTCCATACTCATTTATACAACTCCCGTTCAATTACATCTAATCTAATATTTTGTTCAGCATCCAATGGGAGCATACCTCCAGACTCCCACTCATCAATCCATTTTTCACTAGCTTTTATATCGTCTATCATCCTTACTTGCTCATGCTCCAGTAGCATTATACGCTCATCCACATGAAAGTAACCAACGACTGCGATAGCAACCCCGCCAATAATTGATAGAAGATTCCTTAGGGGAATAGTTATATCTGTGTTCTCTTCTATCTTTGGCATTAATAACTCTTGCGTTTAGTCATCTTCTTTTTCTTCTTGCCGTAACTAACATCCTGACCACTAGACTTAGCATACGCTTTAGCCTGAGCCATTCCTTTTTTAGTGTACTTGAAGTGTTTGTTTCCCACCTTTGGCATAACTATCTCCTTACCACTTTACTTTGTTTGCCCAGTATGCAGCAGACATTACACCCTTTGCAATGTTCTTACGATGCCGAGCCTTGAATGATTTACGTTTCATCTTCATACGCTTTGACTCACCCGCTTTAGGTTTACCTGCTGTAGAAGCTCCCTGTTCTCCAAATCGAATTGTCTTTACCTTACCACCTGACTTAGCTACAACAACGTGAGACTTCTTAGGATGACCAGATGTACGCTTTGGTTTGTTGTAACCACTAACACCTATACGCTTTAATAGTGACTGGCTCATCTGTACCTCGATGTTTTCTTGGCTATATATTTTGGTTGCTTAACAAACTGTTTACCCTTCTTCTTTCCCTCACGTTTGGCTTTGGTTGTTGCCGCATACTCTGCAGAACTAAGAGCTTTGATCGCAGCTTCGGGTAGGTAACGCTCACCAGTCTCGCTAGACTTCTTGCCAGATTTAGTACGCCACTTTTGCTTTGTCCACTTCTTCAGTGATTTCTGTGATGGCTTCATCGATACCCTCCTCCTTTAGCCTTATACATACGAGCTAACATTTGTGCCTTGCGAGCAGACCACTGCCCTGAGCTACCGCCTTTACTTCCCGCTTTGATCTGATTAAACAAACGCTTACGCATTGTAGGCTTAGTGTAGTTGCCAGCTTGATTAACTTTGGATGTGTATTTCTTAGCCATATTAACCTCCCTTTAACAGCTTGTTATAGTTTCTCACGGCACGATTGCCAACCTGTCCCCAGTAATCACTGTTGATCATATTAATAGAACGGGGGTCTTTGTATCTTAACTCACCAGCCGCAGCTTTCCATAAGTTATCATGTTGTCTAGAGTCGCTATACTTAGGAGCATTAGTAGCCAGCATATACAAATTAGTAAACTCTTTTACCCAGCCTCTACCCATATTGAAAGTAAGATCAATCATAACCTCTTGTCTAGCCTTGCTCATCTTATCAAACATAGGTATAGACTCAGCAAATTCCATAGCGAAACTTGAATCAGAGTCAAACCAATCATCAGCCTGTTTAGTAGAAATAACCTGACCCTTCTTGGTTATTGGGTCTCCATTAAAATCGAGATCGCCATCTAATATTTTATGCCCGTAGCCAGCGGTTAAATACCCACGACTATCAACATAGGAAATCATTTGTCCACTATCGTTATACTTAGAGCCTTCATTGGCTTTTAGCATAGATGTAACTTCTTCTTTTTGGTACACTTTACTCTCCGAGTTTTTTGGAAATACTAATAACCAAGTAAATAATAGTAAGAATCGCCACAATCGCAGACAACACTTGGTTGACGTTAACCAAGCCAACGCTTGAGATGAATCCAACCGAACCCACACATCCCTTTTCAATAATATCATTCATCTCCAATATTCCCTAATCCATAAGCTTCAGTAGCTAACAAAGAATTCCGTTCCTCTATGGTTAACCAGTCATCAATAGTATATCCGTGTAATCCGAGCCAGTCTTCCCAATCTTGCATATCATCGTAGGTTATAGCGGGTGTGCGGTAGGTTGCCGCTTGCATTGCCGCTAGTGTAATGACAACTGTAGTGCCGTCTATCGATAGAACCTGACCTATCGTGTACTCACCTAGTGTCTTGTACTCAGTTGGGTTGCCTTCCTCATCAACTTCTTCTACAGCCCAGTTAGCATAGTCAGGCATTTGTTGATTGAGAAAATCTACTGGTACTTCTAGGAATGCGTAAGCTACCCCATTGGTGTGGAGAAACTTATCGTACTTGTGTGGCTCAACTACTTCTTCATCCAACATAACTTCTAGTCCTTGTTAAATCATCACCTGTTAATGCACTAGAGTAGTCTAGTATCTGAACAATGTTGCCATTGTCTTTACGAACAAATGTTTCTGTTGCAGTTGCATTGTTGATAGCAAACAACTGTGCTGAGGTTAAACTGTTAGTAACCATAGCTACACCGCACTCAGAGCCGTTGTGAACAAACCCTGCGGGATTGCTAATAGTTGTGTTACCTGTGGCGTAGTCTGCACTCACAAGCGAACCTGCTGTGTCTGCTACACGAGTACCCCAGAATGTTGCTGTAGCACCAGAACCTACTGTGACTGTGCCGTCATTGTTGTTAGTAGATAAATCCTGTACTGTGGTTGTACCAATGTCGCTTTGGAAGTCATATTCAGCTTTAGTAGTACCACCATCAGTTATTTTAAAGGAGTGAAATTCTCCGTCGAAATATCCAGTACCTCCTTTTTGTCCTAATATAAGATTAGCTGAACTAAATGTAGGAGTTCTTGTGCCGCTTCCTACAGTAGTGTATGTGCTATCTGTTGCAACCTTCACTTTAACTACCCAAGCGTTTGATGATGCTGTATATTCTACACGAGTATCATATAATGTTTCTGTTGCAGGGTCTATTCCTGTACTAGCTGAAAACACATAACCATTCCCAGCATATAACTGCCATTCTCCATCGTTAATTCTAAAAAAGTATCCTGCATTTCCATTACATTGATGAATAGTTCTTGTACCAGTAACAGTATCTGCCTTTATTCTAGCATCTATTATTAAGTCACCGCTAGGGTTGTAACCTGTGTTTATCTCGTCAGCCGCACCATCAAAGGTAGCAACCTGTTTAGTTTTGGTGTTGAGTGCGGGTATTTTTTTAACAACAGTAAACTTAAGGTCACTAATAACTACATTAGCACCATTAAGTACAATAAGTTGAATATCACAAGTGCTTGAAGTAGCATTAAGAGTAGTAGAAAAAGTGTATGTACCTATTTCACCGCCTAAGAATACAGACCCTTCAGACCATCCTGCCGAGCTTGATGATATAGCTACATCAGCATCAGAGCCAGCTCCCCCTGTTTGCACTATAGTACCAGATACAACCAAGGTGTCGCCAGAAACTAACCCATCAACAACTTGCCTAATTCTGCTAGAAGTTCCTGTGTTACCTGTTAATGTAAGATTAGATTCATTTATTGTCCAAGCACCACTAGCGCTAGAAGTTAAATCCCAATAACCTTCGTAACCTTTAAGTATATCTGTATCAAAACCATACTCGTGATTCCAAGACTCGACTCCGTTAAGTGTAGTCCAAGTAGCAGTTGTTATTACTCCGTGATGTCCATTACCGCTTACATCGTATGCTTTAGTGCCAGAGCCTTCTGCTAATGGTGCGTGTACTAAAGTATCAAGACCAACAACAACTTTAAAGTTTGACACTTTTCCTGCCGCACAAGTAGTTGTTCCAGAAGTATGACCTTTCATTAAATTAAGATCACCAGTAGCTTCTGAATCTTCTGAGCTGACAGATAACGCAGATTCAGCAACACCATTAATAGTTAGTTGGATTGAGTTAGAGCCGTTATATGCAAAAGATAATTCATATTTTGTATCTGCGGATATTGACCCTGCATCAGCTACTAACGCACCTCCTTTTCCGTGAAGAAAAGTTTTAATAGAGCCATTAGCCATTACACGAAGCCATCCTCTGCCTGTGCCTGATCCTGCTGACTGAGATAATATGTCATCATCATTTACAAGAGTAGAGGGAGCTTCATAAACAAAGCTAACTGTAAATGCACTTGTGTTAAAACCACCTACACTAAAAGAAACAAAATCATTTG